TTATGATTTAGTTACCTCTACAAGTGGCAGTAATATCAAACTTAAATTAGATGCATCCACTGGTGCTAGTGATGATGATGAAATAACTATCACTGCTGGAGCGAATATTACTCTTACTGATGATAGTAATGGTGGGTTTATAATTGCATCTTCAGATACTGATACGACAGTAACAATTAATAATAATGCTGATAATCGTATAATAACAGGGTCAAATACTGCTAATACTTTAGAAGCTGAAACAAACTTAACTTATGATGGAAGTGTATTAAAAATTAATGGTACTGGACAAGCATTACTTACATTAAGGACAACAAGTAACACATCTGACCGTGGAATTGCATTTCAAAATTCTGGAAACGCTTATGTAGCATCAATAAATGTTGAAGACGCAGGTAGTGATTCAGGTGATTTAGTATTTCATGTAGATGATACCAACAATACAAATCTATCATTAGTTGAAGAAAGACTTCGCATCAAGACCAGTGGTGCATTTGGATTAAATGGTGCAAATTATGGTACATCTGGTCAAGTATTAACAAGTCAAGGTTCTAGTTCTGCTCCTACATGGACAACACCAACTAATACACAACTCTCAACTGAAGCAGTTCAAGATATTGTTGGTGCTATGTTTTCAGGTAATACTGAAACTAATATAACTGTTACTTATCAAGATTCAGATGGAACGATTGATTTAGCTGCTGTTAACGATAATACTCAACTCTCAACTGAAGAAGTTCAAGATATTGTTGGTGCAATGTTTTCAGGTAATACTGAAACAAGAATAAATGCGACTTATCAGGATGGAGACGGAACAATTGATTTAGTTGTTGATGATATGACAACTAATACTGATACGACTTATGATTTAATCACTTCAGCAAGTGGTGATAATGTTCAATTATTGCTAGATGCTTCAAGTGGTGATGATGATCCAATTTTAATAACTGCAGGTACAAATGTCTCTTTCTCTGGAGTAACAGGAACTGGATTCACTATCAATACAAGTGCAACATTATCAGGAACGATTGCACAAGCAAATACTGTCAAAATATCTACTGCGACTGGTAATGAATATAAAAACATAACTTTTGTAGATAGAGATGTAACTAATGCTTCGTATGATTCATTAAAAATTGATTCTGAGGATGATCAACTCTCATATAATCCTAATGCAAATAGAATAAAAACAACGGGTATACAACTCAGTAGGATATACACAACTGGTGCTTCAGCAGGAACTTCAGGTCAAGTTCTTACATCAGGTGGTAGTAGTGGTGATTTTAGTTGGACAAATGCTGATTCCGTTGGTACAGATAATTATGCAAATTCACTTTCCTTTGGTGCTGGTACTTTAACATTAGGTAGAACTGGTTCATTAAGCAATTTAACTGCTTCCATTCCTTTGAGTGGTATTACAGGTGGTTTCACAGATTTGGATGACACGCCTGGTAATTACACTGGTGATGCAAATAAAGTTGTTGTTGTTAACAGTAGTGGAAATGGACTAACATTTGCTACTTCATCAAGTGTTGGTAGTGACACTAACTATTACTTATCTGGATTATCATTTAATACAGGTAATGGTGTATTAACAGCAACTGTCACTGGTGCCTCAAATCAAACAGTAGATTTAGATGGTAGATATGTGCTACAATCAACAGGTGGTAATTCTGGAGTACCAACAGGTGTTATAGTAATATGGTCTGGTGCTCAAGCTGATATTCCTACTGGATGGGTAATATGCGATGGAAATAATAGCACACCTGATTTAAGAAGTCGCTTTGTTATTGGTGCTGGTTCTGGTGGTTTATATTCCGTAGGTGATACTGGTGGTAGTAAAGATGCTACTTTAGTATCTCATAGTCATACAATTAATAATCACACTCACACCATCAACAATCATACTCACGATTTCAGTGCAAGCACTACTGGTGGTAATCATAATCACCAATACATTGATCAGTATGTTGTAATAGATAATGGATACAGACCTTGGCCAGCAAGTAACAATGATTGTGCTCAGAGAAATATTAATACTAGTGGTTCTGGTAGTCACTCTCACTCAATGAGTGGTACAACTGGTAATCCAAGTAATAGAGGAACAGGAAATCCAAGTGATAGAGGAACAGACGCTCAAGGTTCATCAGCAACTAATGCAAATCTACCACCATATTATGCTCTTTGTTATATCATGAAAACTTAAGGAGATTTAAATGACTTACAATGAAAAATATTATAATGGGAGACCAGTAGATGGATCACTCAGAATTATAGGTTCAGGAACAACTATCACCACAGGTATAGGAACCACAAATAATAGTGGATACTCCGTTGATGGAACACTTGGTGATTGGGAAATCATAGGTGGTGAGACGGAACTTTATGTATTAAACCATAGTAATAGTAAGAAATACAAATTAAGTATGGAAGAAATTTAGTTTTATGTTATAATAAAATAAAACTATATTATGAAATTAGAAAATTATATTCATGTATTCAATGATGCTATAACCTCAGATTTTTGTGATCAAATTATCGAGGAGTATGATGACCCAGAGGATTGGAAACCAGGAACTATAAATGATTATGAAGTGAATGACTACAGGAAATGTGAGGTTGTATACTTATCACTTGATGAGACGTTAGAAAGAAATTTAAAAACAAGAAAGAAAATAGATGAAAAACTTTATAAAATTATAAGTGATTTGTTAGAAGAATATTTAAAAAAATATAATTCTCTTGGATATATTAGAATAAAAGAGGATACTGGATATATGCTTTTAAGATATAAAATTGGTGATTATGTTAAAAAACATGTAGACACATCTTCAGAGCAACATCGCACTTTGAGTTGTTCTTTAATTCTGAATGATGATTATCAAGGAGGTGAGATATCATTCTTTGATGGTGAGGTGAAACCAAATTTAAAGAAAGGTGACTTATTAATTTTTCCATCAAGTTTTACGTATCCTCATCAAGTTCTTCCTGTAACATCTGGTACTAGGTATTCAATTATTACATGGATTAGATAATTGACATCAATAAATAAAAATGCTATAGTAGGGAATAAATTTAAAAATGGAAGATTTCATTTTACAAGTTGAGGTTGATGTTTGTTCTCGCTCTTTTAATCTTATAAGTGATAATGGAGATATAAGGGAAGTTAAATGCGACACAGTTGATGAGTTTATGAGAGTTTTAAGAGTTTGTGACGAATTACTCGATCCTATCCAAATAGTATATAAAGATTTATCATTGCATAAGGATAAATAATAATTTAATGGGACGATTTCTAAGCTAAATAGACCTAGTATGTATGGTCTTGCCATTATTTCATTGTAGTTAAAAAAGATGCCTCTTAATAAGTTAGAGAATTTTATAAAGAATACAGATGGTCGTGTTCTTTATGTAAATCCAAATGACCTTGATTCAACCGATGGTATTGAAAATCAAGGTAATTCATTAACCAAACCCTTCAAGACGATTCAAAGAGCACTGATAGAGGCTGCTAGATTTTCATATTTACGTGGTGATGATAACGATTTAGTAGAAAGAACAACTATACTTTTATTTCCAGGCGATCATATAGTAGATAATAGACCAGGTTTTGGAATTAGAAATGATTCTGGTGTTGCTAAAGCAGTAAGTCCTTCTGGATCTGCAACGGGTGCATCAAATACACTTGAACTTACATTAAATTCAAATTTTGATTTAACACAAGAAGATAATATTCTTTATAAGTTTAATAGTGTCAATGGTGGAGTTGTTGTTCCAAGAGGAACTTCACTAGTAGGACTTGATTTAAGAAAAACAAAAATAAAACCAAAGTATGTACCAAATCCAACTGATTCAAATGTTGGTCAAAGTGCAATTTTCAGAATAACAGGAGCTTGCTATTTTTGGCAATTCACTTTATTTGATGGTGATGAATCTGGAAAAGTATTTACTGATCCTGTTGATTTTTCTGAAAATAATCAATCAAAACCTACATTTTCACATCATAAATTAACTGTATTTGAATACGCTGATGGTATTACTAGTTTTGATCAATTCAGCGATTTAACAGATTTAGACATATACTATAGTAAATTAACAAACGCATTTAATAGAGCATCAGGTCGTGAGATAGATCAAAAATATCCAGCTGCACCTAAATCCTTTGCACCACAAAGACCAGAATTTGAAATAGTTGGTGCTTTTGCAACAGATCCAGTCAATATAACAAATATTGAATCTGGTGATGGAGCAACTCCTGGTCAACAGGTAACTGTAACAACTTCTGTTCCTCATAATTTATCTGGTGGAACCCCAATTAAAATTAGAGGAGTTAATGTTCCAGATTATAATATATCAACTAAAGTCGGAAGTATAATAAGTGCAACTCAATTTACATATTTACTTCCATTTGTGAGACCAAATTTACCAGCGGGATCTGCTGGTGGATTAAGTAGTGCAAATGCACAGGTCTTAGTTGAAACTGACACAGTATCAGGTGCATCTCCATATATCTTTAATTGTTCAATGCGTTCTGTATATGGTATGCAAGGTATGCATGCTGATGGTAATAAAGCAACTGGATTTAAGTCAATGGTTGTGGCACAGTTTACTGCTGTATCACTTCAAAAAGATGATCGTGCATTTGTTAAATATGATGCAACAAATAGAACTTATAGTGGAATTGCATTTAGTAAACAATCAGGAGAATTATTATCTTCTGAATCTTCTTCAACAAATGCAGCAACAGTTTATCATTTAGATCAGGAAGCGAATTATAGAAAAGGATTCCGAACAACTCATATTAAAGTATCGAATGATGCAGTAGTCCAGATAGTTTCAGTATTTGCGATTGGTTTCCATAGTCATTTCAATATGATAAATGGTGCTGACGCATCTATCACAAACTCAAACTCAAACTTTGGTACATTTGCTCTCGCTGCTGAAGGATTTAAGAAAGAAGCATTTGCAAAAGATGATAAAGGATTCGTTACATCAATCATAACTCCACGTTCAGTTGTAACAACTGATCAAAAAATTGAATATCTTCAAACTTTATTTGTATCAGGACAATCTTCAACAACAAGATTATTTCTATTTGGACAAACATCATTAACAGTTCCACCATCTCATATTGCACAAGGTTTTAGAATTGGTGCTAAAGTTGGTGAAAAATTATATGTTGACAAGAATGGTTCAACATATCAAGCCACCATTGTTATGCATCAACCAAGTACTGGGGATGAAACTACTTCACAAAAAACATATGAAGCAACACACTCAGCTGCTACAGCATCGCAAAAATCAGTTTTCTCTCTTATTGGTGGACATAAGTTATCAAATGGTGAATCTATTCGAATTATAGCTGATAATGGAGATCTACCAGAAAATATTGACCCACATACAGTTTATTTTGCAATTACAGTTGATGGTGATTCTACTTTAGGAACTAATCAAATAAGAATTGCATCATCAAAAACAAATGCAGAGTTAGCAACCCCTGTTTTTATAAACACTGTCGCATCAACAACTGATAGATTTAATATTATAAGTCGTGTATCTGATAAGAAACCTGGTGACGCTGGACACCCAATCCAATATGACGATACAGTCGGTGTAAAAAGATGGTTTATAAACACACTTGCGAGTGGCAATACTTTACATACTCAAGTAGCAAATGGTACTATAGTAAGTGATGATATATCATATGTGTTAAGAAGAGATGATGATCGTGGTATTGATGAGAAGTTATATAAAATTAGATATGTTGTTCCAAAAGAACTTGTTAATGGTAGAGCTCCAACAGATGGATTTGTTCTTCAGGATTCTAGTTTTACAAACGTAACTTCAAATGCAGATTTTACAAAACTAACAGCAGGTAGTTTAACAACTGCAGACTATGAATTTGATCGAAATACAAGATTTATATCTGTAGTTACTTTTGATAGTGGAACAAATAAAGTGACACTTCGATCTGATAAACCACATAATGTGAATGTTGGTGATCAAATTATAGTAAAAAATGTTCAAAGTTCATCTAATACTGGTGGAGTCGAGAACAAAGGATATAATGGTACATTCTTAGTAACTGATGTTTCAAATACTAAAGAATTTAAGTATTCTAATACAGATACATCAGGAACAGTTCATACTGTTGGAACATTCGTTAATAATACTCATACTCGTTCAACACTTCTTCCAAGATTTGAAAGAAATGATACAAAAAATAATTTCTTTATATACAGAACAGAACTTATTACTCCATATATTGAAGGTGTACAGGATGGTATCTATCATTTATTTGTATTAAATGCAGATAATGCAATGACTGATGCATCAAATCAGTTTACTGATAAATTCAATCAAAACATTGTTAATTTGTATCCTGAATATGATCGAGATAATATAAATGATAATCCCCCTCAAGCTAATTCTTTTGCAAAAAGATTTCCAATTGGTGAAGTAGTAACAAATGATTTACAAAAAAGTATTACAAGAGAAACTGCAAACAAGTTTACTGAATCATTTGATGTATCAAATAAAATTAGTTCAGTAACTGATAATAGTGGTACTGCTGATTTATCATTTGCAGAACAACATGAATTTCAATCTTTAAAATCACACAACACAATTAGTGGTGGTAGTGGTCATACAGATGGCACTTATTATAATATCAAACTCTTTAATACAAATGCATCACCTGCATCTGCGGTTTGGGATGGTGCGACTGCACAGGTTACAGTCTCAAGTGGTTCAGTAACTTCAGTTGATATTACTGAGGGTGGTTCTGGATATACAAATGGTGAAACATTATTTTTTGATTCTTCATCTGTTGCCACTGGTGGTATCGCAGGTTCACCAAGTGCATCAATTTCAATTGTAGAAGCAGGAATATCAACTGCAACAGGTAATTATGTTCAAGTAACAGGTCTTTCAACAGGTACAGATGGTTACTATCGTATAAATGCTGTTTCTGGAACAAGTGCGATTAGTGTAAAGAAGGCTGCAGGAGATACAATATTAGAAGGACAACAAGTCATAGACTTAGGACCTTGGATAACAGTTTCATCATCATCAGAAAGTGGGGGAGTTACAACATTCAATACCACCCAATCACATGGATTGATGGTAGGTAATGCATTTAGAGTATTAAATGCAACTGATGAATCATTAGGTGATTTTGTTGTTAAGTCAGTAACTGACTTTAACACATTTACTGCCACAACAACTTCCGCATTATCATCACCAAAATATATTCTAAAGCATGGTTTATCTGCGAATGAAGCATTATCTTCAGCGGGTAGTGAAAATATTGGTGTTAGAGGACTATCAGTCTATGACCACGAAACATTAAGGGCAAACGAAGCTATTAACTCATCTGAGTCTGGAATTCGTGTTCGTCTATTTAATGGATCTACAACAAATCCACAACCAGCAGCAGAAGCAACACAAATTCTAAAGAGATTTCCAATTGGTACTTACGTTCAGATAGAGGGTGAAATTTTAAGAGTCTCAAGTAGTACAATTGGTGGTACTCAGAATGATGTAGTTCAATTCATTCGTGGTGCTCTCGGTACAATCAGTGCAGCACATCCTAATAGCGTATTAATTAAAAAGATAAAACCACTACCAATCGAATTTAGAAGACCATCAATACTAAGAGCATCGGGTCATACGTTTGAATATGTTGGTTACGGTCCAGGTAACTATTCAACAGCATTACCACAACTACAAAACCGTTCATTATCTGAGAGAGAAGAATTCTTATCACAATCACAAGAAACCTCTTGTGGTAACGTTGTCTACACTGGTATGAATGATAAAGGTGATTTCTATATTGGTAATACTAAGATTTCATCTTCTAGTGGACAACAAACTACGTTTGATATTCCAATACCTACAATAACAGGTGAAGATCCAAATAGATTAAGTTTAGTTGCTGATGAAGTAATTGTTAAAGAGAGATTGTTAGTTGAGGGTGGCACATCAAAACAAATACTATCTCAGTTTGATGGTCCAGTAACATTTAATAATAATGTAAGATTATCAGATCCAACTAAACAGTTAACCACTGAGTCTGAAATTCGTGCTCAAGATGCAAGATTCAGAGATACTACACAGTCAACAAGTATAACTACAGGTTCTGTTGTTATTGATGGTGGTCTTGGAGTTGCAAAAAATATTTACATTGGTAACAATCTAATACCAAGTGCTGATAGCAATTCAGATATTGGAACTACCACTATCAGATTTGCGAATGTATACGCTGATAATTTTGTTGGTGATGGTGCAAATCTAACAAATACTGGTGCTCAGATGAGTGAACCAGCAACAGGTACTCATCGTGTCACTCTTACTGATGTGTTTAGTGGAACAATGATTACTGGTTTCACTGATTCTACATTAACATTTAATCTCGGAACTGATACTTTATCTGCGACTAATGTTAATGCAACAACCTTTACTGGAGCGTTGAGTGGTAATGCATCTTCTGCAAGTTTAGTTGATGTTAATTCCTTTACAACTGGTACATTTGATGTTGTATTAGTTAACGGTGCAGGTAGCACTCAGCAGTTAGGTCGTGATGCTGGATTTAGATATGATCCTGATTCTAATCAAATCGAAGTAACTGGTGGTGCAACAATTGATGATGTTACAATAGGTGTCGCTGGTGCTGCTGAAATTAACACTACTTCGGGAAATCTAATTCTTGATTCTGATGGTGGAACAGTTGAAATAACTGATAATCTTACAACTACAGGAAATGTTACACTTGGTAATGGAACTGGCGATTCAACCACAGTATCTGGAACTCTTGCAGTACAATCAACAACTGACACAAGTAGTAAAACAACAGGTGCATTAATTGTTTCTGGTGGTGTTGGAATTAATAAAAATCTACGTGTAGGTCAGGATATCTACGCATTCTCATCCTCAGATAGAAATTTAAAAGATAATATTACTGTGATTCCAAATGCTCTTGATAAAGTAAATGCATTAAGTGGAAATACATTTACTTGGAAATCAACAGCGGTAAATTATGATTGGCTTCATGAAGGTCAAGATACTGGTGTAATTGCACAAGAAGTTGAAGCACTTGGATTACCAGGTATTACAACTACGAGAGATGATGGAACTAAAGCAGTTCGATATGAAAGATTAGTGCCAGTTTTAATTCAAGCAATTAAAGAATTATCTGCCAAAGTAGATGCTTTATCCTAATAAATAACTAAAAAATAACTGATGGCGAATATTAAGAAAGGTTTTAATTTTAGAAATGGTGTTCAGGTAGATGATGACAACCTGAAGGTAAGTCCGACTGGACTGGTTGGTATCGGAACAACTGTACCAACAGAAGCTCTTGATGTTCGTGGAAATTTAATAGTAACAGGAGTTTCGAGTGCTGCAACCGCACAGGCAGGTGTATTAACTGTAACAACACTAAATCCATCAGAAATTATTGGTGCGGGAGTAAGTATTGTAAGTGGTATAGTCACAGCGAGTTCAGGTATAATAACGTTTTTTGGCGATGCACGATTTTTACAAGGCATGCCAACATCTCAATGGGAAGATGTTAATACTGGTTTAGGTGTAACTAGTATATACAATACAGGTGGTAATGTTGGTATCGCAACCTCTAATCCACAATTTACTCTTCAGATAGGTGGTAATGTTAATTCATTCAAAGATGGTGTTGGTATAAGTTCATTTGGAGATATAAAGGTATCTGGAGCAATTACAGCAACTTCATTCACTGGTGATATAGCTGGTGATGTGACTGGAAATATTACTGGTCTTATTAATTCTTCTGGTATATCTACTTTTGGTGGTATAAATGCGACAGGTCGTATAGTTGGATCAGCAACAAGCAATGTTATTCCTTTCTTGTATGCTAATCAGGGGGAACTTCCATCTGCTTCAACATATCATGGTGCAGTTGCTCACGTTCATGCAACAGGTGCATTATATTTTGCACACGCTGGTGCTTGGTGGGAGTTAGTTAATAAAGAGTCAAGTGGTGTAGTTGGAACTGGAACAGAGTCATACAATATAAAAGAATTAAATACGGGTCAACTTGTATCTACATCAGCAACCACAACTTCATTAAATGTTGCTGGTGTTTCAACCTTTACAGGTTCAATTATTGCCAATAGTTCTGTTGATTTTAATGGAGACTTGGATGTAGACGGACATACAGATTTAGATAATGTAAGCATTGCTGGTGTCACAACTTTCACAGGTGCAATTAATGCTGATGGTGGTGCGAGTGTTGATAATATTCAGATTGGAGTTACAGGTGATAATGAAATTGATACATCAACTGGCAATTTAACAATTGATTCATCTGGTGGAACTACAACGATTGATGATAATTTAACTATAACTGGTGAAACAAATGCAGTTAACGTTGTTGCATCTGGTGTTATTACAGCAACAACAGAACTTAATTCGCCATTGATTGGTGTTGGAACTGATACACCTGCAAACGATGTTCAAATTCAAGTTAGAAACGAATCTGGAGATGCAGGAATACAAGTTACAAGTGATAATAATCTTGCAACATTGAAGATTGGAAGAGATTCTGATAATAGCAATGGTAATGTCACAGTTTTACAATTTGGAGGAGGTGCAGGTGCAAATTATAGTCACTCAAATTCTTTTGATATAATAAATTACGATACTGGTAATTTTAATTATCATCTAAGTGGAGATAATGCTGGTGCTGTACAGGGTGATTTCCATTGGCATAAAGGTATTAATAATTCCAGATTAATGACCTTGACAAATACAGGTCGTCTTGGTATAGGAATTACAACACCAAGTACACCACTTCATGTTCTTGGTGATGCTACTATAGGTGGAAATGTATTTCTTGGTGCTGATTTAACAATGCCAGGTGCACTCAATGTACCGAGCGTTATTTCAAATCTTACAGGTAATGTTACAGGTAATGTCAATGCAACAACTGGTCTTTCAACATTTTCTGGAATTGAAATTTCATTAAGCAAATATTTTCAGGTTGGTGAATTTCAAGCAAATAGAATCGGTATTGGTGGCACAATGGATTCTGCTAAATTAGCTGTTTATAATGATCCTACTAAAAAATTCTTTGTAACTGATAGTGGAAATGTTGGTATAAAAACTGATGATAATTTTGGAAACGAATTGTATGTTAGTGGAGACGTTGTTTTAAAAGAAGCACTTGGTGTTGGAACAACTCTTCCTACTTCTGTTGTTGATTTTTCTAATGCTGGACAAGGACTTACAGGTGCTAAAGCAAATAAAATGTTTATGATACCACCAAAAGTAAATACATCACAAAGAGCTGCTTTATTGGGTGTAGTATCTGGTGCAGTTATATTTTACACTAATACAAATAAATTACAAGTATATGTTGGAAGTGGTGCTTATGATGTGGCAAATTGGCAGGATTGTAATTAACTATGACTATTAACAAATCATCGGGTGATACTCTAAGTTTTCAAAATGATATAGAATCTGAATTTGGAAATACTCCAGACAGAAGATTGGGTGAATATAGAAGAGATGATCCTGCTAATACAACAGAATCCTTCAATAAATCACCTGGTTCTTTATCAAATTTACCTTTGGATACAGGAATCCCAACATCAGGGACAATTAAATTCAGTGATTTTTACGGTAAAAAATTAAATATGGTAGTTGATTATTTCACTACTGCTGAAAATAGACAAGATGTCGGTGCAAGTCAAATGGCAGCAACTTGGAGATATAATAATAGCTCTGCCAAAGTAAAGGTTATTGGTGGTTTTAGAGGGAGACCAACTGGGTCTCTATCAGGTTTTAATTTATCATCAAGTTCTTGGCAAGGTGGAAAAAAAGTTTTTATCAATGTTAATAAAAATCTTGGAAGTGCAAAAATTTCTGCTAATAGTGATCGAAGAAGAGTGGCATTAAGAACAGGTGTTTGGCCGTCTAATACAACCTTACAAATTGACATAGGCAGTTCGGGTAGAATTCAAGGTGCTGGTGGTGATGGCAGACAAGGAGCTACTAGTAGTGGAAAAGGTGGTAATGGTAAACCTGGTTCAAGTGGTCTAGGTATTGAATATGCAGCACAAATTAATATTTCTGGTAGTAATAAAATAAGATGTGGATTTGGTGCTGGCGGTGCTGGCGGTGGTTCTAACTCCAACCCTAACAAAAACCCTAGAGATTTTGGAAGATCTGGTGGAGGAGGTGGTGGTGGTGCTGGCATCCCCTTTGGTAATGGAGGTCCTGAAAATACTGGTGGATATGGAACTGTTGGAGGTAATTCTCCAACATCTCAGAAAGGAGTAGCTGGTCAAAATGGTGATGCCAATGCAGGTGGTAATGGTGGAGCAGGTGGTGCACATGGTGAAGGTGGTGGTCAAGCAGGATCTGGAAGAAGAGGTGGAGACCAAAATGACGCTGCACAATCTGGAACTGCAGGATCTCCAAACAACGGTAGTGGAGGAGATGCTGGTGCTAATGGTTTTGGTATAGTTTTTAGTTCAAATTCTGTAGAGAGCAATTGTACTGGAAGTAAAAATACTGCTGCTGCTTATGGTGGCGATACTGTAGGAAGTGTGTTATAATTATTGAATGATAACTATTCTAGATAATATCGTAGGAAATTCTACGTTTGAGAGTGATTGTATTCAAATTTTAGAGAATAATACAAAAAATACAAACGAGAAAAACTTTAATGAAAGATGGTATTCATTTGAGGAAGACCATATTTTTAGAGATTTCTGTGTGCAGATGATTAATGTGGCAGCAAATTTTTATGACTTGACATCTTGTAAGGGTTATGAATTTTGGTCACAGAATAATACACGACCACAAGATTGGCATCTTGATCAAGATGAACAATTAGCAGCAAAAACAAATCAAACTAGATTTCCATTGTGTTCTATGGTATATTATGTAAAAGTAAATGATTTAAAAGGTGGAAAATTGCACATAGAAGATGATATTATTACCCCAAAAACAAATAGATTAGTTATTTTTTCACCACAACTAAATCACTGTGTCGATCCATTTATTGGTGATAGAATATCTTTTTGTGTTAATCCTTGGAGTTTTAAACTATGATTAATGATTTTATTTCAATTCACGATGATATTTTTAGTGAAGATGACTGTAAAGAATATATTGATAGAATAGAACACTATGTTCATACAGGATTGATGATTAAAGAAGAATATGATGAACGTCATATGAGAGATCACTACACTATTAATTTTAATAATGATAATACATATAACCTTTTATCAGGTGATAATTTATCAACTCATTTTTTACCAATGATAGAAGAACCAGTAAAGCAATATATTAAAAAATTTAGTGTATTAGAAAGAGAAAATTTATTAGTATATGATACAAAAATTAAAAAAATACCAATAGGTGGTGGTTTTCACAACTGGCATTATGAAAATTCTGGATTACAATCATCAGCTAGAAAAATAGTTATTCAATTATATTTGAATACGATTGAAGAGGGTGGAGAGACAGAATTTTTATATCTTAATAAAAGAATTAAAGCACAGCAAGGGAGATTAATTATTTTTCCAGCTGCATATACTCATACACATAGAGGTAATCCACCAATAGGTCAAGACAAATATATAGTGTCAACTTGGGCAGTATCACAACAATCATCTGCGTAATGAAAAAATTTAAAATTAAAAAAATAAAAATGGTAAATGCAAAAAATAATTACAATTGTGATTATTTGTTCTATATTAATAATTCTAAATTTATATTCAAATGAATTCAAAAAATGCTTTTAAAAAATGTCGTGATGA